AACAGAACTGTCACTACTTGCTGGTCGTCCCGCTGCTTGGAGTGCTCCATTCACTGAAGCTGCCATCTCCTAATTGGTAACGAATCCGTGCGGTGTATGCCTTATAGCGCAGGCGTCCGGTCCAATCATAAGTCGTGCTATTCGGGCCTAATGTGGCGACCAGCGAATAGGGCTGCCCTGTGCTGCGCTTGCCTTGTATCTGAAAACCGGCCTCATCATCGCGGTCATCGGCCCAGCTAAGGCGCAGCGTCGATGACGAAATGGCGGACACCGTAAAACCGGACGGCGCGCTAGGCACGCTAGGGACGATGACTGCGGCGGTTGTGCCGCATGCCTCATTGCTATACGGCCCATCGCCCACCGCGTTAAACTCGCGCAAGCGAAAACAATACTGGACACCGCCCGGCGCGGGATTCTGTACTACGTTTTGCGTCGTGCTGACGACACCGAGCTGCGCGATCTGCGCATAGGTGCCGCCCGTGCCCTGCTTGCGCTCCACCTTCACGCCCGTCGGCGTATTAGAGCCATCAGCGGCGACCGGACCGAGCGTCCAGCTAAGGTTGAATGTGTGCGTCTGCGCGGCGGCACTACCGGCCCAGAGCAAAAATGCGGCGGCGGTTAGTAAAAGTGTTTTCATGTGTGTTTCTCCTGTTAGTCGCTATTGATTCTGAAAGTAGAGATCACCTTAACAACCGAGAATCCTTTGCGACGCAAAATAACCGTAGTTTGACGCTTTTCTTCACCGCTTGGGCAGTTCTTCAGCGCTTTATCGTAATATTCCTCAATGCGGCGGACTTCTTCTGCCGCATCAAGCACCGGCTTTGCGTAGAGCTCAGGAATCATTTACCGCAGGCGGATTACCGGGCCGACACCGACCAAGAGTTGCAGCAGATAGATCACGATAAAAACGACTAGAACGATGTAGATGATTCGTTTAATCGTGGCGTCAATCGGTAGAAGCTGCACGACGTACAATATGAGTCCGATGACGATTAAGAAAACCAAGATGCCGATTAGACTTATTTCCATTTACGTCTCCTCTTGTAAGTAAACCGTGCCGCCCTGAAATCTCACCGTGTAATGTTTGTCCTCACGGTGCCCGTAAAACCTAAACGTCGCGCCGTCAAGCCGCTTGTCCTGGTAAAAGCCGCATACTCTTACCTCGGTGTCCACGATCTCTTCCTGCATGAATTGGCTCCGGAGAAACGGCGGTATCCACCGGCGCGGGAATATTGGGTCGATCCGATCCATAGCCGTAGTCCTCTAGCACCGGCTCGGCAAAGCGCTTTCGGTACTTGCGCCACAGCACATAGGCGAGGAAGTAATGCTTCTGTGAGCCGGCGGGCTTGTTGTACTTCTTGCGCTTGGTGAGTGCGATGGGATGAGTCGTGATCTGGCGCTCGCGCATTTAGACTGCCTTGGCGGAAAGCGTCTTTTGCACTGCCGTGCAACACTCGCCTTCGTTATGAATTAGAGTTTCCACGTCGCGCAGTGGAATTAAAAAATCGCCTGATAGTACCGGATTCCAACTATCTCCCCAGCTATTTACGCAATGAGCCAACGCTTTCTTGGTATCCACACCGCGCCATAGATAACAGTGACCGCCAAGGCTATGCGAGTTAGGCTTTATCTGCACGATTCCTTGAGCATCGGGACGCATGAAACTAGACGGCCAATCGGTGCCCAAAACAACCGGGCCCATGGTCAGCACCCACTCAACCGCGGGCTGTAGCTCAAACGCCCACAGGTAGGACTTGAGCCGCCCCATGTTAGTCACGGCCATTGCTCCACCACGCACCGATGTGCCCATCTGGCGGTCCGTGTCGTTGTCGTTGTCGGTCCACTCATCGAGCTGAATCGCAGCGTCGTAGATCCTCAGCGCCATGGATTCATCGGCCGTCGTCTGTATCGGCGCGCAGCGGAGAAAGTTAGCCCAGCCGTTGCCGACGCACGTTCCATAGTCGCCCTGGTCCAGATTCTTAGCCGCAATCGCCCATGTCTTGCGCGTCGGCAGGACTACTTCCGTTGCCGGCGGTAATAGCCGGCGCATGAGATACTGCTTGTCGCGCTCGTCCTTGGACACACGACGGCCGAAGGCCCCCGTTTTTGCCATGTTGTCTCCTATGCCGAGAAAGCCCAACCTAGTTATTTATCCACTGCATCATATTGATCGGCCAGACCACGCAACAATCCCGCAAGCGCGGGTAGCGGGATATTTTCACTGATGACGACTTCTGCTTTGTCCGGAAACATTGCGATCACGTAAAACCCGATCGGATTGCGATTGAGTAAATCCGCAATCTCATAGCGCATGTCCGGCCGATCGCCTTCGCGCAAATCGATCACTTCTTGCCGCCCTTTTTTAAGGCGTCAAGCCGCCCATGTATGGATTGTAGCCGCTCGATCTTGGCGAGCATGTCATCTATGGTCTTGAGCAATTCCTCCGATGCAGCCGCGTCCGGCGGCGGATCGGCATTGAGCTGCTCCTGGCAGTGCTCAATCTGGTCCTCTGCCTTTGCGATCATCTTTGCTAGTTGGTCATTTTTCGGTGCCATTAGTTTTCTCCTTTTCTATTTTTAAAACTCTAAATGAAACTCGAAACGCGGCTTATGCCATGTGTCCCATTCGATGGGCCGATAATAGGCGGTGTAAACGCGCTTACTCATGCCCGGGACGCGCACAATAATTAAGTGGCCGGCGATGGTTAGCCTGAAGATCATTTAAACTCCGGCTGAATCAGCCGCACTACTGCGTCCAAGTCCTCTTCGCTGGTCCACTCCACTTCGTCATCGGACGTCACAAAAGTATCGATGCTACGGCAGTTGAAGTGAAGCGGCGGCTGAAGTTTTACGGCCCTCGGGTCATCTTTCTTAAACGTGATGCCGTCGGCTAGCTGACAGACCTCCGTGGTGCGGAAATCTAAAATGCTGGAATGCTGAAAGCCGACCACATAGTCAGCCGCCGCATCGGCTACCGCCGCACGACCCTGCGCTACCGCCGTTGTGGACTCCGTGCGCACTATGTTCTCCAGCCGGTAAGGCTTCAGTATGTCCTCTTCTGTGTCGCTTATGCCGGATGGCTCAATCTTGGTCGGGTCGCCGATCCACGGCTCGAAGATAGAGCGCAGATCCCCCATGGCCTCGTTCATGGTGCGCCCGCCCTTGAGCGTCTCGAAAATACTAAACTTGGCGTCACGGGTAAGCTCGTCGTCGACTATGCCGCGTATGAGCAGTGCGCGGTTGTGAAAGTAGTTGCCGGCGACGTCGGGACGGAAGGCGACGGCGTAGTCTTTGTTGTGACCCAATTCTCTTTGATATTCCTCTTCCAAATATCCTATGCCGTCCTCGTCACCAGCATCTATCAAGTTCTGCCTATTCTCCGCATACTTCTTCATCGTGAGCAGCTTGCCCTTAATTCTCTCCGGCAACTCCGCAATCGCCGCGTCGCGGTTACGCCGCCACACGTCCATCAAGAATGCCTCCACGTCCTTGGCAAACTCCGGCCCGGTGCTGACCTTAATGGACTGCGCAAACTCGGCGCTGAGCGGCCCGGACTGCGCCTGGCGCTCCACCAAATTCACCAGCGAGTCACGCGCCTCGGCAATATAGGCGCGAAGTTTATTGGCCAGCGTGACGGCGTCGGTGTCGTAGATTGCCTTGATAGCGGCAAAGTCGGTGCGGGACTCAGCGGCGGTGTGGTTGCGCTGTGCCGTCCGCTGTACATCGTACGTTGTATCCGTGGGCAAAAAAATATTGCGCCCACGCACTTCCCGATACTTGTCATACAGCTTTAGCCCCACACTGCCCGGCGTCATGTCCAGCGCGCCTAGCCATGGGTCTAAGCTATTCATGTAATCCTTGCCTTGCTTGTGCGCCGCAAACTCCCAGCTATGGTCAAGCCGCGTGGCCTCGCTGTACGCCGTGTCGCTGTCCACGCCCTGGCTCTCCAGCCACCACTGAAACTTGCGCCGCTTTTCTTCCAAGTCGGTGAAGTCAAAGCCCATCAGCGCCATGCGGTAACCGTAGCCCTTGGCGGCCGTGGCGTAGGCGTAGTGCTCCGTCTTCTTGGGCGGCGCATGCCGTGGCTGCTCGCGCTTTAGCCTGAGCTGGCTTAGCTGAATGAGCTGGCTTAGGAATTGGTCAGTCTGCACGGAGCGTCCTCACGTACTCTATCAATTCAGCTTCCTGCTCCTCGCTAAACGCCGCATAATTCTCCGCCCCCGGCTTTGTCGGCGGCGGTTTCTTGCTCGGTGGCTGGTTGCCATTGCCGTTGCCATTAGGCGGTACCGGGCCGCCGTTGCCATTCGGCCCGACCATGGGCATCGGCCCCATCTTGGCCATCTCAAGCTCGTTGTCCATCTTGGCCTGCTCTATCTCTTCTTGCTGGTCGGTGATCTCCTGCGGCAAGGGCTGCATGTTGATCAAGTCGCGCAGCGCGTTCTCGTCCTCCGGCCCCTTGGTGAGCGCCCCGGCGGTTAGGCCCATCAGGAATAGCTGATACTGGTTCTGCTTGGCCTCTTCGGTCACTTCCTTGAATTTGAAGCATGGGTATTGGCCGTGCTCGATCTCGTAGTTGAAGTCCAACAGCGGCTTTACGATCTGCTCATTAATGGCCGTCTGCAGCTCGCGCCGCAACTGGCTGATGATCATTAAGAATATGTCAAACTCGGTCTGCGAGCGCGCCAGGCTCCCCACCTGCTGCTCGCTACTCATGCCCATCAACGACGGCATCAGGATGGCCATGCGGATCAGCTGGTCGCAGTAGTCAAGGACGATCTTGTACTGGCTGCCCACATCCTTGCTCGGCTCCATGAGCTTTAGCTCTATGGACTTGGGCAGCACGATGCCGCTACGGCTTTGCAGATTCTTGAGAAATGACTCCAGGTCGGAGCGCTGGTCGGCCTGCAGCTCCGTGCCTTCAAACGACGCAATGGCGATCGGCTCGGCAAAGCGCTCCATGCTGATAGGCAGGACGCGAAACAGGTTGGTCTTGACCCACCACGAATTGTAAGCCGCCTTCAAGTCCGACTCGCCATAGAAATTTTGAAACGAGTTGGCGTGGGAATAGATGACAAACTTGTCAGCGGGCATCTTGACCATGTTCTGCCACACGCCGTTCTTGGTCAGATCGCCCGCGCTGTCCACCTCGAACTGAAGCTCGTCGGGCGGGCGGGTGCGCAGATTCTTTAGTCCCCACTTGCCCTTGAACGGGCCATAGTCGATTGACCAGTATTCTTTTTCGCTACATGAAAAGCCGTAGGCCAGGCCCGTCAGTATGTCCAGGATCTTGCCATCGAATGATCCCTTCATCTCGTTGAAGTTGAACTCGACAAAGTCTTTGTACTCCGTCAGCGTCGTATCCGATGCCTCATCGGTATCGGGTAAGTGGACTTCCCAGCCGGTGGAGAGCACGGCAAACTTCTTGGCCGACAAGGCGGCCTTTACCTGCTCGTCACGGAGCATGTCGCGGTAAATCTTGATGCCCTTGCGCCGTGCCAGGTCGTCGGGGTTGTACGG